ATGACGTTTCGCGTGGTTGAACTGCACGTTCGTGATCCCGCTCGGATAGTCCCACCGATCCTTGACCACGAGAATATCATTGGCAGTGTTCGTGGCGTACTTACCGTACAGGCCCATATTCTCGATACGGCCGATGAAGTTCGAGCCGGACACGGCTGTCTGGATCAGCGGACCGCCGCCGTCCGTACCGTTCCACGCGAGTTGCGGACCCGGCGTCGAACCTGTCGCGTTCGTGCCACGTCCGATCAGGTTGACCTTGAGCGGCCATGTCAGTGTCGATGTGATCTGGTACGTGCCATACGGGAATATGACATCGCACGGTCTGCCGTCAGGATCATCGTCGGCCGCGTTCAGTGCGTTCTGGATCGCCGTGGTCGAGTCCGTTGAGCCGGTCGGATCTGCACCGTAGTCGCGGACGACATCAATCGGAAGCGACGTATACAGTTCATTGAAATTGTCGTTTACCAGGTCTCCAACATCACGTAGAGTATCGCCTGTACCGTCGTTCGGTGCCGTGCCGATGTCGATTGTCTGCTTGCTCATGTCTCACCTTATGTCAGCGCGGCGGTCGCAATCCAGGCCGAGCCCGTATAGACGTAGATTTTCGAGTCGCTCGTGTTGAAGTACATCATCCCCGCTTTCTGGCCCCAGCTCGGGCTGGCCGTTTCAACCGGGATCACGAGGTTGCGACCGTCGCCACTACCTCCGATCTCTAGTCTCGTATCGAAGTAGCTTCGCCGCGCCTCACCGCCGGGTGGACCGGAACTGCCGAAAGGCGCGAATACAGCGAACGGAATTTGCGCGACGCCGTCAACGTCTGCGCCGAAAGTCGTGGTCACGTTGTCGATCCAATCGAACGTGGCAGCGGCTGAACCGCGGCACGCCACCATCACAACCTCCAGCCAATCAGCCGGGTTTCCGTCAGACGTGATCATCTTGATGAACGCACACTCGTGACCCGTTGAAAATGCTATCGACACGCCGGAACAGTAGATCGAGGTCTGGTAGTAGCCTGTGTTCGTTGCGTAGGTCGCATTGTGGCCTACTGCGATCAGACAAGCGTCACGATTACCTTGACCTGTCTCCCATGTCTCCGGCTGGTCATTGACCTCGATGTGTACATTGTTGAGGTGGATGGTGTTGCCCATCGACCCACCGGCCTCGTTATCGAGCCAGATGAATCCCTGGCCGAGTCCACTGTTGCCCGCCGTACCGATTGTAACCGTGCAGTTCACGAACGACAGGTTCTGCGTTGACTCCGTACCGTCAGCACCGTCCTCGCACTTGATCATATACCCTTCGATGAAGTCGAACCGGCACATCTCGAAGGTCGCATTGGTACAGCCACGCTGTAAGATGATCGCGTGCTCGGTTGTGTCCGTAATCATCACATTACGCATGAACCCGCCCGGCAAGTCGAGTCGATTGAGTTCAAATGCGTTCGCGGCCGAGAAGTTGCCGGATATCTGGAGATTCTGGACTGTGCCGCGGTGGTTAGTGCCAGCACCGAAGCCGTCCGATATGAACATCTGTTCGCCAGCCGTGCCCGTCCAGTAGATGCGCGGAAGCGTGTTACCCGTAACGTCAGGCCCGCCACCGATCAAGTGTGTTGCACCACCGAGCGTGATAGTCGTTCCGAGCTTGTACCTGCCGTACGGGAAAAACACAGTGCAACTACCAGGATTCCCGCCAGCGTCCGCAGCATCACACGCAGCCTGGATCGCGGTGGCCGAATCGGTAGTCGCTGTCGGATCGGCCCCGAAATCCCGAACTACATCAAGGTATAGCGACTGGTACAGCTCGTTGAAATTATCGTTGATTATATCGCCGCCATCACGCAACGTGTCCCCGGTCCCATCATTCGCGATAGAACCGAGGTCAAGCGTCTGCTGTGCCACGAGAGACCCCTTACGCCATGGTGAAGATTCCGCTCGAGTGCATCGTGATGGTCAGCGTGTTCCCGTCCGTTGCTGTCACATCATCCGGAGAGTTGTCCAGAAGAGTGGAGCAGACGACTGGGTCAGCGGTCGGTGTAGTCGGGTTGTCATCGATGATCGCGGCAAACCTAGCTACGATCGAACCTCCCGCAGCTGTCCAGACCGGGTCCGCACCGGAGTTGTCCCAGGTACACGTCGAGCCGGCCGCAGTCCATGCAGGAGTCGTGATCGTCTCGTCCTTCTGTGTGTACCCGAACTGGGTGCTGAGCTCGTTCGTGATATTGGCGTAACCAGCAGTCGTCACGGTGTTTGCGGTCGAACCAACTGCCGCAAGAATGACGTAGAAGGTGTCGGTGTCCAGGTTGATGTACCCGTTACCGAGCATCTCTTTGAACGTGTCGTGGATACTCCAGGCGTTAGCAGCCATTTTCTACAATCTCTTTCACAAGTGAGTTACGGAACGTGACTTCTCGATCGACATTCTCGAGTCTCATGCCTTGAAGGCGCATGCGAACCCCGAGTCTAAAGTAACGGTCGCAGTGTGAGCACTGACGCGGATTAGTATCGACTGACTGGGCTCCATCGTACTTACTGACATCGACGGAAGTGTAGCCAACCGTACAGTACGGGCAGTGCACCTTGAACACGTGAACTTCCTTGGCTTGAATCATGTCTCCAAACGTAAGGTTCGAGTGATATGTGTCAACCAATGGACAGAGCCTGGGACTTTACGTCTCAAGCTCTGCCAAAGTCCCCGCTACCAGGCGGTTAGAGGGTCGCCACCCTATGGAAAGGAACGTAGTGGAAATGGGGTACTTGTCTAGCCCCGAGCGAGCTTGCCGGCCTGGATTTTACCGCAAAAACCGTGGCGCACGAGCTCAAGGACGACACTGTCATGAGTGATCTGTCCGTTTACTGAAGCACGGTAGGTCTTAATGAGGTTTCTGGCCTCTTCAATCTCTACTGAGGTACCGTTGGGGACGAGCAGGAGGGTCTCTGGATCCATCTTGAGGTCGAGGTGGGGTCGTCCGTCTTCACCCATGGTCCGGCATTTGTGGATCTTGAGTCGGAGTGACCCATGTCCACCCTTCACTTCCTGCAGCTGGAGTGAGGTGTCGATCGAGTCGAGCCAGTCACCGGTGCCCCTGAAGGCTTCCTCCGGGTCGAGCTCTCCTTCTTTGTCGATCTGGGTCTTCTTGTCATGGTGGACGAACAGGTGGGTGGGTCCGGGTACGTATCGTCTGATCGTGGAGTAGACTGCCTGGGCTGTCTCTGACTGGTTCTCTTTCATGTGATGGATCTTACGGAGGGTGTCCCAGATCACAAGAGAGGGCTGGATCTCCTCGATTGCCTGGACCAGAGCATGCTTCTTACTGAAGGTGAGGATGTCCATGTACGGCTCGAGCCAGAAGTGGATACCCTCGGTGACGAAGTCTCCGAAGATGCGCTCGAGTCTGTCCTTAGCTATCTGCTGGGTCATGTCGACCTGGACCATGAGAACGGGGCCAGAAGCAGTCTTCATGCGTCCGAACAGCGGGAGACCATTGACGATGGCATGGGATAACGTCATACAGAACTGACTCTTACCGAGCCCTCTCTTCCCATGTAGCATAACGAGCCCACCACTTGGGATCAACGGCTCCACGAGATACACTTCGTTCGGCATCTCTGCCGTCATGAGTTCCTCAGCTGAGTAGAGCACTAGCGGTCTCTGAACTCTTCCATCCAACAGACGATGCGCAAGATCGTGTTCTCCACACGTTCCCAGGTCGGGCTGTTGATCGTACCGAAACGTGCGATCATCGCCGTTCTTACCGTCCCGAGTCTTTCGCCCGGGTCAGTCGCAAATGTTATTTCTACACAGTCTTGAAATAAATCCCAGAAGTCTACGTGGTCGATATCTCCGTCATCTGGCCCCAGCATGAGCCTACCTTCCCGGATGCAGGGATGTAAATCTTTCGGCCATGGACAGTGAACGGCTCTTCCATGATCTTCTTGATCCGAAGGTAGGCTTCCCATACTTCCCCCTCACGGACCTGGAACAGGAGTTCGTCGTGCACCTGAAGGAGGAGCTCGATCTCTCCCGGCTTGTCCAGTTCCTCTCCCACACGGATCAAGCTGCGATTGATATTAGACGCCACCGTAGACTGAGGCAAGCTGGCCAGACCCTCTTTCAATCTCTTGTGTGGATCCGGTTCGTAGAAGAATCTTCGGTATCCTACAGCATTCTCGAGCCAGCCTCTCGCAGTCAGCTCTTCACTGACCTCGTTCCACCATCTGCGAAGGGGGTGCAAGTCCAGGTAGATACGGTTGATATCTTCGATCTCTGACCTGGTAACCTTCCTCCCGATCTCGTCCGCCCGCTTGTTGACGGTACGCATGATCGTGGGGATCCCGGCCATGTAGTTCGAGGCGTAAGTTGCATTCTTGGCTACAGATCGCTCGACACTGGTGGCTTTAGCGCCGTCGATCCATTCCTGTCTGCCGAAGAAGTGCCCGGCATGCCACGAGTGTACATCCTCACCAGCGATGAGGCGGTCGTAGTATGCCCAGTCTCTTGAGTATGCTGCTGCAAGTACTGCCTCGGCCTTGTCGTAGTCGATGGCGAGGAGGGTCATCCCGTCGTCGGCCTCCAGGCAGTCTCTGACTTGATACAGCTCGTCGGTCGCCGCCGTGACTTTGGGGAGGTTCTGTAGATTTGTCGAGCCTGGATCCACGATCGACTCTGAAGATGATAGCCTGCCGGTCTCTGTCCCGGAGGCGGATAACACGGTTCTTATCTTTCCATCTGGGCATGGCTTGATCCTCTTGTAGACACCCATCATGGTCCGATCTTTCTTCGCCGTCATGTACGGCTCGACGATCGACCGGACTATTTCCCTTCTCTCACTACCCTTCACTGATAGACTCCAGTAGGTCAAAGTAAGGGTTCATTGATAGACTGTAGTATATCAACCGACGAGAGCATTGAGACGATCTCTGGTCAGATTGACCCGCTTCATGACCAGATAAACTGTGCTACGAGGGATGTGTCCAGCCTCTGCTATCTTACAGATGTTGCCATGATACAAGATGTACATCTTGATCAGCCATCTCCTCTCGAAATCACGGAGGGCTGACTTCCTTGCTGTCCAGTAATGATCATCCACGGCTCCACTCCAGTATCTTCTTCATAGTCTCCTCGTTCGCATTGATCCCATCTCGACCGGCAAGGTGCTTCGGGACCCTTAGCCACGTGAACAGGAGCTCTCCCATCTGACTGGGAGACATAGGGTTGAAGACATAGGTACCTATCTTGCCCTGACCGTCGCAGGTCTTACACGGTGCGAGCCACTCAGGCCCGACCTCAGGAGCTTTCATCTCAGAGAGCTGGGTTCGGAGCGTGTACTTGTACTCGTCTGAGACGTTCTGCTCCTCGATCCAGTCAACCCAATCCTTCTTTGCCGGCTTCTTCTGGAATCCAGCGCACCTCCAGCACTGGTCTCTCGCTGTCTCCCCACCACCGCAGCATACACACTGCTTCTCCACCAGATAGCCATCCAGGCCATTCTGCTCGATGTACTGCAGACCCGACTTCCTTGAGGACTCCTGCAACCCAGTCTGCCTGCTCTCGAGTGCCTTTAATCGTGCCTTCCTTAAAGTATTGTTGATCTTTAAGCCTCGGCTCTGCATCAGGTTGAGGGTCGGGATCATGTCCATCGAGGTCCGGTACTGCCTCAAGACGTTCATCTCCGTTGCTTCCGGATACATGATGTCGAACAGCTTCCTTGTCACCCATACGTCTCTCCCGTTCAGTTCAGCCATACGATTCAGATCTTCGGTGTACTCTTTCCACCACTCTACATTGAGGTGTTGGCTGGCAAGGAACGCGAGAGACTTCCTCGTCATTCCACCCTTCACCTCACCACCTGTTTCGCTCTTGCCAGCCAGCTCTGGGTACATGGCCCAGTGAAGGACCGACGTGTCATGTGCGTAGTTCCTGACTCCCACATCCATCTTGTACTGCAGGAAGTGAGTGTCGAATTGTCCGTTGTGTGCGAGCTTAGGTACGTCTGACAGGAGGAACTGGAGGCACCACTCGAAGTCCCGTTCAAGGACCACCAGTGGACTCTCCATCTTCTCACCGTAGAAAGCTATACATAGGAGCTTGCTACCACCCCACGTGACCTCAATGTCGAAGGAGACAAGGTCCTGCTCGTGCAACTCATAGAGTTGGCTGGGGTGAGTGCAGATCCTGGACTTCGGGAAAGGTGTGATGGGCAGGTCGCCGATCAGGTACGCCCTGGCCCTGAGCATGTCGATCTCGAGCAGCATCTTGTTCGGCATGGTCTGGTACAGGATCGCTGCTGGATGCACAGTCGAGAGGACAGGGCAGGGTAGGCCCTTCCGTTGCCAGAAGTACCCACGCCGGTCGAGGGCACCCTTCGCTCCGTGGATAGAGGAGCCTGGCCACCCGTCGATCAGGTCGTAGCACGCCTCGTTGCCAAGTCCAATGATGAGACTGGGTTGGAGCTCCTCAATCAGTGAGAGAAGCTCCTCCAGTCCAATCATCACGTGCTTCGGGTCGTGCTTGTGGAAGTCGTTCCCGGGAGGTTGCCACGGGACTCTGTTAGTAAGGTTAACGTCCTGCCTGCGAAGACCAGCGAGAGCGAGAGTCCGGTCGAGAACTTCTCCTGCGTCTCCTACGAAGGGTCGACCGACCATGTTCTCGTTCGTGCCGGGGTCCCGTCCTACCAGAAGTGGGGCGGGCCGATCCGTCACATTGATCTCCGGCAGGACTTTCCTCTGCACGTGGACCTCCAGTGGAAGTCCCGGGGTTGGTGGACCAGGGGAGAAAGGGCCTACTACAGGGAACGAGAGGTCTCGCCTGGCGGCGATTTAAAAATTCCCTAAGCTCTACCTCGAAGCTATCCACCGTTCGCTCCATGGCCTGGCTGTGTCTGCGCCCGGGACGAGTCATAAGATAGTCGCTCAGTCCGCCGAAGCAAACCTGCGAACCTGAGCGTTCGTCCTGGGTGCGTCGTTCTCGTCCGCATCCTTCGGCTTGTACGTGTTGTGCTCAACCTGGAAAAGCGCACTGAAACCAGAGTACTCACCCTCTCGCAGGTCATGCACGAACGAGGGCAGGTCCAGCTCGACCGCACCCTCAGCCACACGACTGGTGGCACCGATCGCCAGCGCGAACGAGGACAGCAGGAACGCACCACGCTTCAGCAGGAACGGCATGGCCTCTGTGACCTCTTCGTAGTCGAACAGAGAGATGCCCTTGTGCCGGAGGCAGACGTCTTCGCGGAAGATCCGGTTGCCCGGGCTTTCCGTGTTGTCGTCGGCTGGGGTGTTGTTCACGAAGTTGAGACGCAGAAACTCGGTCTCTCCCTCTTGTCCTCGGTCCTCTACGTCAGCGAGCTCGCCGATGTAGACACCCACTGGAAACGGGGTCGGGGTGTTGTCGACCACTGCGGCAGGAATCTTCACTTCACATCCTCCTTGGGTGCCTGATTGGTGTCCCTCGACCACGGCACCTGAACAGTCGGGGCTTTCCAAGGGAGCTCTAGCTGTATGGCCTTATCTTGCCACGGCTTAGCGACTCCCTGCTCTAGAATATGCTGCCAAAATGAGTGCATTAGATCTCCTTTTCTGTTGCACTGGTACTACAGTATAACAATCTAACTTCCCCCTGTCAAGACCTTGATGACCCGATCGAACGCTCCGCCTGCCCGGTTCATGTAGAACCCGACGGATACCACGCCCAGACCCACAGAGTACATGATCGCACTCTTCAGCCCGAACATGACACCGTCAGACGACTCCGACCAGAACTCACCAATAATCGAAGTGCCCAGCTCAGTCACGAGAATGATGATCGAGAAGGTCGCGAACACCCAACTCAGCAGCCTCGAAGTCGAGAGCTTGCCAGTGGCCTGTCCAGTTTCAGGATGCTTCTCCTCGAATGCCGTCGCGAGTACTTTTTGACTAATCATCTTTAACTCCCAGTTCAGTGGACTCCCTAATCAACTGCAGGAGCTTATCATAACTGGGTTCAATGTACTTAACACCTTCCGGAACCTGGCCTGCAATCTTCGTGTGGCGGTCCATGTCGGAGTCCACCTGCAGAACGTACCGCATCTCCTTCTTCTTGCCGACGATCTTTGTCTGACGGTGCATGAAGGTGATGGCGTCGATCTTCTGGCCGAGCCGTCTGCGGTAAGACCCACGAATCATGGGAAGCTCCTTCCCGACGTACTCAATGCCCTGTGCATCGTCGTCGTCCTTCGGTGGCTGAACATGCCACGGCACGATTACGTGCTTCGACCTGGCGCAGTGAGGGCCAGTGAGGCGGCTCAACCTGTGTACCATGTTCTCCATGTTCTCGCGGACGGAGCCGTACGGAGCGAACCGGTTGCCACCCGTGCCCAACTCGTTCGGGTCACCGATCCTCAGTGGGGCGAGAGCTGCGTGCCACGCAAACTCTCCAGCCTCAGTACCGTTGTCGAGGATCACCGCAGCGTACTTCGTGTCCTTCGCCAGCTCGTCGAGCAGCTTAACGAGGTCGTCGTACCCACTGACTTTGTAGCTCTTGTTGATCGGGTCCCACCCCTCGTGCTCCTCGACCATGATGGTATCGTAGTTGTACTCCTGATACTTCCAGCTCTTCGCCTCGCGCGCGAGCGTAGTGATAAGGAGTACCTCGTCGGGTGGGACAACCTCGCCGACTGTAGCCGCGAAGGTGCTCTTCCCGATCCCCGGTGGTCCGAGTACGAGTACCAGCTGTGACCCGAGCGGGCTAACATCTCGTGCCTTAATCACTTCCATCAGTCCCCCCACCGGGTTGCAGGCTGGAGAGTGTTCTCCCAGTTATCGAGTGTCATTGTCTGTCCTTCTTCAAGTACCACCTCCGTGCCCATGACATTCAGGGTAACTCGCTTCTTCGTGAGCTTCGTCACGGTAATGAAGTTCTGGACTGTAAGTGTCACCTTACCGGATACTCGGGGTGCCGTCATCAATCCTCCCGTGGGTCGAGCATGGAGTGGTGCTTCGTGTTGACCTTCAGTCCAGTCATGTCGTCACGTGCCCATATGGGGTGCTTACAGTGTGTCTCGAGGAATGTGCAGCCACCACAGTAAAGGCCGGTGAACTGGGGATAGTATCCTGTATCTTCATACTGAGAGACCGTGCCGATCTGGGACTTCACGTTACGGAGAGTCTCCTGAAGCATGGTCTCGTCGTAGATGTACTCCCGCCTGTCGAACTTCACTGCCTTCGACTTCGGGGACGAGGCGTACTTCCCGGTGTAGACGGCGTCGAGGATCGTGCCCGCGATCGGCCGACCCAGAAGCTCGACCAGCATGAGAGTGTAGATCCGGAACTGATCTGAGATCCGGTACTTCATGGCCCAGTAGTTAGAGATCCAGCCGCCCGTGCTCTTATGGTCGACAACGTAGAGGTTGCCGGAGGGAGTCTCGAACAGGTCGTCCGGTATCCCCTTGAGGTAGATCCAGTTAGGGTGCTCGCCGAACCGCATGAGCATGGTGCTCTCACCGAGGATGAGGTCTCCCTCGTCGGTCATGATCCAGCGTGCGGCCAGAAGGTTCGACTTATCGAGATCATCGTATCTGATTCGGTATGGTTTGTATGTGGAGTGCCGCTTCCAGAAGTCGTGGTAGTTACGGATCACGATCTCGAGGTGAGCCAGAGTCATGTGCTGATCCTCCGGCCTGAGCGGGCCCGGGTCAGTCCAGACCTCGCGCATGGCTGAGACCGCCTGATCAGGATCGTCTGTGATCATGAGCCTGTGCAGACCCACGTGGATCACCGAGCCTGTCGTGAGCATGATCGGCTTGTCTCTCTCTGAGATCTTGTCCACGTACCTGTGCTGGTACTTGCGTGGACATGAGGTGAGAGTAGCGAGCCGTGAGGGACTCCAGATGTTCGCGGCGTTCTCTTTCTCCCACTCGCGGAAGTTGTCGACGCCCTCGAACTCTTCGTGGATGTGGATTACTTCTTTCATACTCTTCTCCTTAAGGGAAGGGGTAACTCCTACCCCAGTCCTGTTTTCCCTGTGGTGTGATTGCGTCAGTCGTGTCGCACCGGCGCTTCACTGGACAGTTCTTACAGGTAATATAAGCGCGTTGGTTGTCTTTCGCAATGCGTGCGGGTGGATCAGTGTTCGCGCTCTGCACGATCTGTCCGGATAGCCCCTTCCAGCCCTCTTCGTCCGAGAACATGCTGTAGCAGTGGAACCTCAGATCGTTCCCAATCTGCTGGATGATGTATGCGTACGGACGGAGAGTGTATCCAGAGTAGGTCTGGACCAGGGCCCACTCGTGAAGCAGGTCCCACTCCCACCAGCTACGGAGGTCACCTCCGTAGGTCCGGACGACCGTGTTGTCGTAGAGCCAGATCCCGATCAGTCCAACAGGGGTGCTGATCTTGTAGTGGTCGGCGATCGAGGCGAGCAGAGCGTTCTGCTTCAGCTCGAAGACAGAGGCCTCAAGCTCCTGAGTCCATAGACCACGGCGAATGCATCCGATCAGTGGGTTCCCGAGCTTGCCGAGCTGGTGTCGTAAGTCTGCCTCAATGTTCTGGATACCTACCACTCTATCGAGACGTAGTGATTCCGTCTCCTTCCACCCTTCAAAAGGTACCATCGGTTCTCCTCATTGGTCACGTTCATCTGGAAGAACCAGGGGGTCGCTTCCATACGCATGGGTCGGCCAGCAAAGTCAGCTGTCCGGCTTTGGAGGTACCTCACTGCCCGGTGGTACTGAGTAGGCATGATGTCATGGTCTGGGTTACAGACTGCCATGAGCTCTCTCTCGATCTTTCGACAGTTCTCATCGTTCAGCCCGTGAGTCGAGTAGTAAGGATGAGGAGGACGCTCGAGATGCTCTTTCATGACCAGGATTCTGGCCATCCCCAACTTCTTCCACCAGCTTCCGCCCTTCGTCCACAGACGAGTCTGGTTCCAGCTGCTGGGATCTGGGAATGCAGGGTTGTACAGAAGACGTCTCCATCTGTCCTTCTGTTCGTCGGTTCCGTGCCTCTCGATCCTTCTGATCCACCCCTTGTACTTGAGTGTGCCGTGGTTCATCTCGTCGGCATACCAGTGATCTTCGAGACCGGAAAGACGGAGTGTGTTCCAGATAAACCACGACCGATGGATCCTGGCAGTCCGTGGATTGATCGTGAAGAGTCGCCCTACCTCTTCCTGTCCGATCTTCCAGAGAAGTGCGAACGGAGCAAGCTGGAGTAACGTGTCACGGGGCGCAGTGTCCGCGTTGACCTCAAGGTAATCCTCAAGTACCAACCTCGGGGATGTGGTCCTGAAGAAATCTACCGAGCGCATCACTCACCGATTTCGCTGTGAATCCGAGGATTCGTGAGTCTTCATGCGTGACCTCACGTAAGGCCAGGGCCAGCCGATCACGACTGACTCCGTATCGTAGGGCAATGCCCGTAATCGATCCCAGAGCGTCTCCAGCAGCGTACGTGATCTCTCCGGTCTTACCCGCTGAGACGAAGACGCGATAGACTGACCCGTTTGGATTGAAGACACCAGTGATGAATACATCTCCTTCGGGTGTCTCATACTGCTTCGTCATGCTCTTCTTCGGGGGCCCCATCGAGCTCAGTGCCATCGTTGGCTCCTGATAGATATTGGTAGAGGGTCTCTCGCTCACGTTCTGGGGCAGCCAACATAACCATCATGATCGCATCACTTACAAGTTGGGTGTTGAGAACATGGCGCTGCTCTGCCGGGATAGCGTCGAAGACCTCTGTGAACTTCGCAACTGCCTGCATGAAGACCCAGACCTGGTCCTGTATAGTAAGACCCTCTCCTGTCCGGACCCTCTCTACCAGATCGTCTGTTACCTTGACCTCGTCAATCAGACTTACGGCTTTCATTCTCTCTCCTTTAGTGGGGTAGGTCCTCGGGCAGGTAAGGACCCCACGCGGCTTGGGCTTTTTTCTCGTCCCCCTATCCCCTGCCCTAGAGCTTCCCGTCGTTGTCCTCAGGTGACGGTGTCAGATCCCTGTCAATTCCTGATCCAGCGTAAGAACAATAGGTTCATGTCGCCGAGAGCCACTTAGTTACCCTCGGCTGCCAGCGTGCCTGGCGGGACTTCGATTACGACCGGGACGGAGTCTACTGCCTTCTTGGTCTTCTTGACCGTCTTGGGCGGCTCAACCTTCTCGCGACCGTCCTTGATCCCGTGCTCTGCCTTGCACTTACGCCCGAAGTCGGACGGAGTGAGGCCCAGCTGATTCCTGGTACCCTCGTAGAGGATATTCTTCTGCTTATCGAGCCAGGTGGTGAAGTGGTGAAGAGCTTCGTCATCGATCTCGATGTTCTCGAGGTCAATGTAGATGGACAGGAACGCTTTCATTCTGTACTCCTTTGATTAGGGGTCACTACAATCTCTGGTGTATCCACAACGGGGGCAGGTGATTTTGCAGTGGCGGATGATGGTCCAGTTTCCGCAGACCCAGCACCGTAGGTTCGAAACCGCCCGCACTGAATGCACTCGAGTCGATGCTTCTCGTCTCCGAGTACTCGAACTCCCATACCACTGCAGTAAGGACACTTGAGCCATTCTGTTCCCTCGCCCTGCGTCATTCTCTCTCCTGAAGACTCTAAGGCCGGTCCAGCCCACTCAGTGAGATCCGATTTATCTCGGAGTGGTTGTCCCCGAACCGGCCTCGCCTTACATCGAGTCAGCCCGTTGTCGGGACCGAACAGGAATGTAGGGGCAGAGCGTCACTGGCGCAAGTCTATTCTCGGAAGAGTTCCCAGATGAGTGCACCGGCGAGGACGAAGGTCGCGCCGAACTGAACCATCTCCCATGTCCCCGGCTTGCCTACGTCTCTGTATTGCTCGGCAATCTCCAG